GATATAGTAAAATTATGTCTAAGAATCTGACTGATGTGCTGTTAGCAAAGAAACTAACGTAAGGTGGAGCGAAACATTCTATTGTTTAATTAAGAACAATAAATTGTCTCAGAATTATCATAGGTTCCATCTCCCTAGTCTGTCACTTAATAAGTGCTTGTTTGTTATAACTACCTAAGCTTTGAATGTTCTATCGGCAAAACCCTACTAAAGACTAACTTTAAGATTACTTAAAGAATATTTTAGTTTCGGCCGCACAACCAAAGCAGCCAAGCACATTTTTAGAAATGCACCTTTTTATTGTAAGTTTTGAACAATAAAAATCATCAGGGGTATTTTTATCACTTAATTTCTTTGGCTTAAGTGAAAGGATGGAGCTTCAAAAAGTCTTTTTTTTAAAACTTCTTTTTGGAGCTAACTTTAAAAATAAATTACAGTCTTTCGATTATTTTCTCCGATAATAAGGAAAATAATTAACAATTATAAATAGATAAATCAATATCGATAAAACAAAATGATAAATATAAATAGAAATAAAATAAAATATTTTAGGGATAGAAAATTTAAAAATTTAATAAAAGTTCGTGATTTTAAAAAAAGTCAATATCTTCAATTTGAAAACGAATTGACAGATCATATTAAGCAATTAACCAATATTAATAACAAAGATAGAGTTACACTGGTCAGACAACTGGCTATCTATTTTAATAGTACTTTAACTGATAGAGGCAAGAAAATGCCTAAAAACGTATCAAATGGAATACATTTATACTTTTTATTAAAAGAAATTTCTAATAATATGGGTCGTATTAAAAATCCCGTAATTCAAGAGAATTTCGAAAAGTTTAAAAACAGAATTATAGCTGTTATAGTAATGTCGTTACTACGATATGACAAAGAAGTCATTCGTATTATCGTTCGTGATAGGCCTCGAGGTCAAAATATGGACTTTGAAGAAAAACAGGTGAATAAAATCACTGATGGATTAATAGAAAAGACCGTAAGTATCGATCTTTGTATTAAATTATTAAAGGAAATGTTAAATCATTTCCAGCTTTGTGTCTCTAAAAGAGAATATTCCGAGCTTTCCTTCAGTGAAGGTCTGACTACGGAAGATGTATCAAAAAGTCGAAAAGAAGTGACTCAATTGTTACGAATTAAGGATAACAGTAAATTAATTGCTTTATATCTTAAAAATATTAATCATGAATTATCTGAAATGTTAGGTTATTATAATCTTATCGTTAAGGAATTCTTTAGCTTATCAAAATTAGATCAAAAATTATTTTTCAAATGGTTTTATTCTATCTTTTATAGTAACAGAGGTTTTCTCAGTAATGTTAAATTAACTCAAACGGTTATAGATTCTATAATTGCATCAATATTAGCGGAGGATGCAACGGAACTAACGGTGCCAGCCATCGAAAGAAGTTTGCCGAATTTGGACACGATCGTGGACAAGCTAATAAAAGGAATCAATAGAAAGGAATTCAAACCCATTCCAGTTATGGAAAACCCTAATTTTCACTTGACCGGTTCAGCTGGTCCAAACGGTTCACCGGCAATGTTAACATTGCCTTTGGATTGTAAAGCATTATTGAATAACACCAAATTGTTAGAGAGTATCGAACAATTAGGTGAAAAATTCGGAATTATCGGTATATCAGAGGCTTTAAAGAAGCTTGAAGAAATAGAATTCCCTGATTTGGGTGAAGATTTAAATAAGCAGGTTAATAAAGATAACCCTGTAGACTCAAAACTATTTATTTTTCAGGAAGCTGGAGGTAAATGGAGAGTTGTAGCCGAAGTGGATTCAATAACACAAACGGTTTTAAATCCTATACATAATGTATTATCGTCAATCTCAAATAATTTGGAGTATAAATCAGGTCATTTTGACCAGGACACAGCTTTTGAAAGTTTGTTTGAAAAAGCTAAAGACACTGGTTTTCTTGGTACTTGTGATTTAAAATCTGCTACTGATTATCTTGATATTAATATTCAAGCACTAATAATTGATAAAATCTTTAATCGACTTTATGAATTAGAAGGTGTAGGAGATCTTTGGAAACAGGTCATATCTAAGAATCGTGCATTTACGGTTCATAAACATGAAAATCCTGATTTCACATGTTCATATAAGGTTGGACAGCCCATGGGTGCTAAGTCTTCATGGGTTGCAATGCATTTAACTATGGTAGTTATAGCAATGCAAGCCGAAATAATTGCTTCTGATCGTTGCAAATCTGGAATATTCGAAGGTTATTTTTCAATAACCGGAGACGACTGCGAGTTCGCAGACCCAGATACTTACACAGCATTCATGGAAATCATGGATGAGTTAGGTATGAGAATAAATAAACAGAAATCGTATAATAGTTTAAATATTGATGATCCGGAAATGATTTTCGGTGAATATTTAAAGAAAATTTCCTTTAATGGAGATATTGTTATACCTGCATCAGGTCGTACTGGTGGTAAATTCTTTGCACAACCTAAACAACAGCTGTTTAATTATATAAGTTTAATGCTAAATTTAGATTTAGAGTTTGACTTATATGAATTAATTGAGTATTGTTTTATCAAAGATGAATTGTTTTTCAAGAATAATCCTGAAGATGATTTTGTCAGTGAAGATAGATTGATAGAAACCTATAAAGGTGTTCTAGAGCAGATTTGGTACTGGTTAATGGTAACGCCGGAGCTAGGTGGCCTGAATTATCCTTATGAAAACTTTCTTAAATTAGTCAAATCGAAAGATTTTACTATTTTCGACAGTATTGAAAAGTTAAATTCTAGGGTTTCACCTAGTACTTCAGCAGAAGCCAGAATGATTGTACGGAAGATTATGGATTTTAACTATAAATCGGAAGAACGATCTAAGAAAGCAATAAGCTCCGTCTTCGAACGGAAAGGGATGACTAAAATCGCCAATATAATACAAAAGGCGCTAATTAGTGAAGGTGTACTTATAGTAGACTGGAACGATTTAGAGACATTCTTAACAAAAGGAATGTCTGAAAAAGTTGTAAAAGCTTATCCTATATTCAGGGTTATTTTTACTATTCTATTTACACAACATCAAGAATTGTTAGAAAAATTGGAGAAAATTCGAGAAGAGCTTAGCTTAATCGAAAAACCTAATTTAGCTGACCATTATGGTGAAGTTGATATAAACAAGCTTAGCCTGTTGCTTAAACGAGCTAAGAAGGAATTGAGAGTCATAGATATTAATGTGGTCCTTGAACCTGACTTGGATTTAGATAATGATAATCAAACACCATTATCTAAAAAGAGTGTTAAAATGCTTAAAAATGTATTCTACTTGGAATCTCAAATAGACGAGGATCGGAAAATCCGAAAATTGACCAAAGAGCTCTTCTAAGATTATTTAAGATTATATATTTAATCCGAATTCTGATAATTTACCGTCTTTTAGATATAGTAAAATTATGTCTAAGAATCTGACTGATGTGCTGTTAGCAAAGAAACTAACGTAAGGTGGAGCGAAACATTCTATTGTTTAATTAAGAACAATAAATTGTCTCAGAATTATCATAG